GAAATACGCACCTTGCGCTCCTGCGCCGCCGCCGCCGCCGCCAGAACTAGTAGAGGTGCCTTGGCTTTGACCACCCGCGTTACCTTGGTTGGTAGTGGCGGCTCCACCAAAACCACTAGACGACCCACCGCCGCCAGAGCCGCCAGTATTTCCATTCACGGGATTGGCGGCGGCTCCGAGGTTTGTCGCACCGTAGCCCCCGCCGATAGCCGTTGTAGTCCCTGTTAGGGAAGAGTTTGTGCCGTTAGTCGAAGCCGCAAATGTTGATGTGGCCCCGCCGGAGCCAACCGTTACCGTGAGCGTTCCAGTAGCAAAAGCTAAATTTCCAGCTACTACGCCGCCTCCACCAGCGCCGCCGCCTTGATAGCCACCCCCACCGCCGCCGCCAGCTACAGACAGATAAGAAATTGTAGGTACGACTGCTGAACCAAAAGAGCTATTCCATTGGTCTGTGCCAGTTTTAATTAGCTGCAAGGAACTTTTTGGGGTGATTGTTGAAGGGCTGGCAATAGTTCCTACGCCATTTTGGCTTATAGTGACGCCAGTTGTGGACAGGCCAATTGATGTAGTCCCCATATTCACAATCGTAATAACCGTGCCAATTGGAAAGGCCACCGATGCGTTTGTCGGGACTGTAATGGTCTGTGCGCCGGTGTTGGCAGAGTAAATTTGTCTACCCGCATCAGCTAAAACAAAAGTGTAATTGCTGTTTTGCGCGTTTTGTGGGTAGGTTACTGGGGCCAATACGGCGGCGGATGTCCAGCCTGTGCCGTCGCTGGTTAGTACGTTACCTGAAGCGCCGGGCGAAGTTAGTCCAGTACCGCCGTTGGCAGCAGGCACAGTTGTGACCGCCAGCGTGCCGCCGGATACCGACAAAGCCGTACCAATACTAAGTTCTTCCGCAGCGCCTGTGCCCGCGGTAGCGCGGCCCAGCAACTTATTAGTGGCAAGCGTCAACTCATGCTCTTCGTTCCAATTGGACGGCTGAACAATCGTTACGTCGGCGCTGTCAGCTTTAGCTGACTGAAAGGTATGTTTGAGGCTTACGGTCATTCCATCATTCCTTCAGGCGGCATCGGAGGCTGCTGTGGCATACCGCCCATTTCTGGCATTGGTTGCTGTTGAGGCATTTCTTCGTTCATCATGGGCTGTTCACGCATCTCTGGTGAGCCGCCGATCAAGTCGCCTGTATCCAGTGCGCCTGCAATCGTACCCATGACAATATCCTGAATTTGCTCAGGTGTCATGCTATTTTGCATCGCCGTGATACGCTTTGTCTCAGCGTCGTAGGCGTCTACCTGAGCCTTATACTCCTTGATGTCCACTTCGCGCTGCGCGACGCTGTCTTGAACATTCTCAATAATGTCCGTCATGCGGTTCAGTTCTTCGGTCATCGCCTGCATTTGCTGCTGCGCGGCCATCATCTCAGGCGATTGGTCACCTTCAGACAGCACCTTCGGATCAAGGATTTTCTTGAAGCGTTCCGCCATTTCCTGCGCGCCGGGCCAATCCATGTTCTTGATGAACAAATCGCCTGCAACCGACCAAAGCTGCGGGTTGGATTGCAAAATCTGACTCATGGCATCAAGTGCTTCTTGACGCTTGGTCATGTAGCCGGGGCCAGTTGTGACCATAACGTCGTATGTACCAACGCCGGGGTTGTAAATCTTTTCGATCAAACCGCCAGTTTCCATGTCGCGGACTTCCTTGACCGGCTCTGGCTGCGTTGGGTTAAACTTAACCATGCTTACGTCGCCATCAACGCCGATGATGCGTGCGATGCGCTGCGTGTCGTAGATTTTAGGGATCATATCGACGACTTGGCGTGTGATATGACGGATAGCACGCGCAAGGTTGTCAACGTAGTGATACGTGCCGACATCGCCCTGCTTTTCACGTGCGACAATAGCCTTAGCCGACCGCTCGTTGCCCTGTTGGCCCAGCGATGCGTCGTACTGGCCTGTTGTAGCCTTGATGTCCTCTCCAGCGCCCATTTTAGCCTGTATAAGACCTGTCTGGGGTAGAGGTGGCTGTGCGCGTTGCGGCAGCGGTAGAACGCCTCCAGCGCCGTCTGTAACGTCAGGGTTGACTTCCAGATACGGCCAGTTGGTCGTATTGGCTGTCTTCCACTGCTGTTCGTAGCCTTCGAACTGGCCGCCGTAGCCGATAAACGGCGCTTTAGGCGCCAGCGCCAGCATTTCTGCCTCTTGGCTGGTCCAATAGTTGTACATCCGCTGGGCGTCCTTGGCGTTACGCACAAGGCCAGAGATATACATACGGCCTTCGACTTCCCATTCGTTGCCGACAACACGAACGACAGGTATCCATTTGCCGGACCATTCACGTTCGTCGAGGATGTCAAACCCGTTGGTTTTCATCCACATGACCTTTTGGCGGTCTACTTCGCGTGTGCGGATAGGCTTGCCAAACATCGCCTGCAAGTTGCTGTCCTGTGGTGTGCCTTTGAAAGCTGTCTGATTGTCTGGATACAGGTGCAGCGTAGCTTTTTCGTAGTCTTTGTAGAAGTATTCCGCGATCCGGATGGTATCTTCAGCCAGCCACTGCGCCATGCTCTCGTTACCGACGCCTTGCGACATAAGAGTCGAGATAGGCGCCGCGTCTGGAAACATACGTTCATAGTCGGATTTCAGGATGTCTTCGGTAACAAAGCACCATTCAGCGTCTGCGCCGCATGGGTCTTGGATCGTAGGGTCCATGTAGACGCTAAACGAGTTACGGACGCGCATAATGCGGATGTCTTGGTCGAAGCTATCTTCGTTGCAATACTCAGTTATCAGGCGAATATAGCCTTCGCCGTAGGTAACTTGGTTGTCGCAAGCTGTGTCATATGCAACGTCGGCATCCGACATATACTCAATATGACGCATGACGCCGTTGAAAATCTCTGCAACTTCAACGTCAGCATTGTCGTCGGCGGGGATTACCTTACCGCTAGGCCGGTTTTGACGTTGTTCGTTCGTAACTTGACGGACGTGTTGCGGTAGTTTGTTAATTGTCAAGCAGGGACGTGCGTTAATTGTCTGCCCTTGCACGCTTCCGCGTGTTGACAGCACGTCGGCAGGCCATTGCCACTGGTTGTCTGGCGATCCTGCCATAAACCGTAGGTCGTCCAGTTCATCTTCGCGGCTGTCAGAGTACGCAGCCTGCGCCATTTGCAGGCGCGATCGCATGGTCGCCATTTTGTCGCCGTCGTCGCCTGACGTTTTAGGCGGGTTAGAGCCGACGTTGGCGACTTTGCCTGCCGTGTTGATGCCTGTGGGGTCGGCCATGTGCTATTTCTTGCCCTTCTTGGCGGCTTCCCGCTTGACGCTGTACGCTATGGCTACAGCCTGTTTGACAGGCTTGCCAGCGTTTACTTCAGCCTTGATGTTCTTGCGAAACGCGGCTTTGCCTGTCGATTTGCACAGCGGCATAATTATTTCTTCTTTGTTGGCGTAGGCTTAAACATAACGGTCGTGCGAATAACCTGTGGCGCTTTTGGCATCGCCGTTTTAGCCGCTGGGCGTCCGCCGGCTGCGCTTGTCGTGCCTTCGCGCGCCATAATCTTCATGGCTGCTGCCTTGCGGGCAGGATCGCGGTTAGCAATTGCGGCCTTTTCGGACTTCATAGTCCCGGCTTTGTACAGGCTTTTACCATATTTATCTGCTGGCATTTACTTACCCTTCTTGGCGGTTTTGGCGCTCTCTTTGAACGCTTTGGCTGTTGGTGCGCCTTTAGCGCCCGGTTTACGCATCTTTTCGCCAGAACCAGCGGCGATCCGCTCTTTCTTGGCGTGAATGTTGGCATATAGGCCCTTTTTCATGAGCATTTCCACCTTTTTAAACTAGCTTTGGCGCGTTCACCGTCTTTAGCCTTAGCAGCTACGGCGCCCATACGCGCGCAAAATGACGCTTTGCGGCCTGCATCCGCCTTTGTCTTCGGGTTGGGTGCAGGCGCCTTTAATTTGCTGCCGGTCGCAGCGTTATACTTCGCTCTGCCAGCGGCTGTCAGTCCCGCGCCCTTTGACACAGGCAACTTCTCGCCCCTGCCAACGGATAGCGACACCGATTTTTTCTTGTCCGCCATTAACTGCCCATCCACGATGTAGATATTCCAGCGGAAGAATACGCGCTTACGCGGCGCTTGTCAACGCGTCCTAGACGCGGATCAGTAGATGCTACAGGAAACGCGAACGTGACCGCTATGGCGTCCGCAGCGTCCGGCGATGCTAGGCCGCGCGCCTTCATGTCCTTCTTGCTCTCAAGGAACAGCGTACCCTTGCTGTCAGGCTTGGTGCGCGGGCTTATGAGGTCGGTTTTCAGGAACCTATCGGTCGGAATATGGCCTGTTTTCAGCCAGTCGCGCATGGCGCCCCACATTTCAGCGCGTTTGTTGCCCCACATTGTCTGATTTTTGGCTTTATTGCCGAAATTCACGCCGCGTATCTTGTATCGCTGCTCTTTTAGCCGGTCTACGACGCCTGCGCCTAGGCCGCCTTCGTCGATGCACACCAGCGCAGGCTTAAACTCTTCTATGGCGTCGATGACATGGCCAGCAACCTCCATAGTGTCCGCGCCGCGGTGCCTGCGTAGCTCCAGAATGTCCCGCCCTTGGCGCACAGCGATGACGGTGGCGTCAGCCCCGAAGCGTGCAGGGTCTACGCCGATGACAATCGGCGCTGTGGCGTCTCTGGCCGGCGTGCGTTTCATGGCATCATCCACTAAAGTGCTGCCAATGAACTGATCGTCGCCTTCTGACGGGAAATTACCGTAAACTTCGACGCTGGCTTGGTAGCTGTCAGGCCCATATTCGTCGATGATGCGCTGATACAGGTTTTTATCCGTACCTTCGACATCGCGGGCGTCGATGACGCGCGTCTGCCAGAACGCGCGCTTGCTGTGAAACGTCTCGTAGAAGTAGCCGGTGTTCCGCCGCGGGTTGGAAAAGGCCAGATGAAAGCGATGCGGCGTATTTTCCGTAAAGAAACCGTCGCTGACGGACCATATCGAGTCTGGAATACCGCTGGCTTCGTCAAATATCAGCATCACACCATCTTCGTTGTGCAAACCAGCATAAGCATCTGGGTTTTCTTCAGACCATAAACGCCCTTCAACTGACCAATACCGCGTACCCTTTTTCATTTCTCGCTCAACGATTTCGGTGAGCCACTTAGCGGGCATAATGCGAGTAGCTGCAATTTCATACCAATGGCTGTTTATCGTCATAGCTAACCACTTAGTGATTTCCGCCCAAGTAACAGATCGTAGCTGGGCTTCTGAGTTAGCTGACACAATTACAGAGCCGCCAATGCGGGTAGACATCATCCATATGACCAGCCAGCTTACCAATGCTGACTTACCGATACCGCGTCCAGAAGCCACAGCCATACGGAACGTGTCAAAATCTATCTTACCGTTGTTTGCTTGGATGTGGTCGCGGATAGATTGCAGGATAGCCCGCTGCCATTTACGCGGTCCAGCGTGTTTCTCTAGTGGTGTGCCTTGCTCACCCCAAGGAAAGGCCAAAAGCACGAAGGCGAGCGGATCGTCCTTGATTGACGGCGCCCATAGCCGCGCCATTAATTCTACTTCGTCGGACGCACTATATATTGGCTGCTGCATATAGCTGGCTTTCTACCTTTTTGCGCGCTTTAAGCGCTTGCGTTTCTGTATCAAAAACACCTAACGCGCGGCGTTTACCGTTAAAATCTATATATGCGCGCCAGCGTTTGCCGTTAAAACTGCGGCTAACGCCAATATGCTTTGAATATGCGTTTTCAGACTTTACTCTGTTTTGGCAATTTGAAAAGCGTGATGCCAACCTAAGATTTGCAATACGGTTATCGCCGCGCACACGGTTTATGTGGTCTAACTCAGATGCAGGCCAATCGCCAGTTTCGTAAAGCCACGCCAACCTATGCGCTTTGTAAGATACGTTATCTAACTTTATGACAGTGTAGCCGTGATAAGATGGTGTTCCTGCTACGCAACCCGGCGTGCAGCGTGGGCGTTTTATGCGCCAGCGAAATTCGCCAGTGTCAGCATCATATGTCAGTAGACTTTTTAGTCTCTCTTGCGTTATTAAGTTCGTAGCCATTAACAAGTCCCTTTTGTTGATCGGTCAGGAGTGTGGGGGGCGTTGGTGCGCTCTCCACTTCCGTATACAGTCCTTGTATAACACGCGACTGCGCTTTCTCCAAGGCAGCAATTACGCTGATTTGGCCTTCAACAGTAATCTCTACAGACTGTGCAGCTTTCCAGCCGTGCTGATGCTTGAGTATCTCCAGCGCAGCCTTGCTGTCGCCATCGCGCGCCGCTTCGTACATCGTCTTAGCCGCAGTGTACTCGCCGTCAGCGCGGCCTTTGATTTCAGCCATCTCCACCAGCGGGTCAGCGTCGGCCAGCACGCGGAACTGCCGCGGGGTTAATCCAGCCGCCATAGCCAGACTGTCACCCTTAAGTCCGCAGCGGGCAGCTTCATAGATTGCTTCCAGCCGCGACTCAGTCGCCTGCGTGCGCTCTGGTGTGAATGGCAGTGAGTAGAAAGTCATTGGGCGTACTATAGTGTGTTGCAAACCAGATTGCAAAAAAAATAAAAATTGTTTGCGAGCCTACCCGTGACAGACACACACGCCGTCGGCCCCACCCACCCCCTGCATAAAACTTCCGGCAAACTTATGCGCGCGTTTTAATGCTCGCGTTTCGCTGTGCGATTGACGCGCTGCGATTGACGCGCGCGGATTGGGATTGGCCTTTCCATTATTGCGAGTCAGTCGCATTAAGAAAAACATATCGGCTAGCTAGCTATGCTGCGGTGCAACATAATGCATGGGACGTCATGGACGTCATGACAATCCAAGTCACCCGGCAACACTTGACGTTAACGTAAAGCAAGGCTGATTGCGTGGCCGATCACGTGGCCAATTATGCGTGCCCTCTAACTGTGTTAGTCAACTAGGGAACGTCATATTGTCATCAAGTTGGCAGTTGCCGTGAAATATACGTATACTAACCATATAGGTTACTTTTTTTACATCTTCACCTTCTTATCTATTTTATGACTATATGACTGTCTTTTGCATAAAACCCGCGCAATTCAGCCATTATTCGGGACGTCATTTGCGGTGAAATTGATGACGTCCTTATCGACGTTTTTAACGTCCCATTTTCATAAAGTTATCAACAGATTTATTTTCATCATAATCGGACGTCATTTTCGGACGTCAAAATGACGTCCCGATGACGTCCCTAATTTCTGCCCTCAAACTTTCTTTATTCGCAACACATTTTAGTGCATTATTGTGCATTCGATTGCGTTTGTGCCTACCCTCAAATTATGAGAGTAAGAGTGTAGTTAAACAAAGGAGCAAACGACATGACTAAGAAAGAATGCGAATGCGGCGGTGCCTGGAACAAGCGTCACGACGATGCGGGCAACCCTATCTGGCAATGCGGCTTGTATGACGCGCACACCAAGCCTCGCCAAACCCGTATATCAGCAAAGCGCCGCCGCATAGACGCGCTGTTTGCAGAATTGAGCGCCGCCGCATGAGCCGCGCTGCAATCCAATACCTAGCGTTCGCGGTGTATATCATCGCGGCGCTAACACTTGACCACCTAATCTTTGGAGCCCCACTATGACTAACGATACCAGCACCGACAACCTCTACGCTTTCTTGCGCGACGAAGGTCTAACTTATCGCGGCACACTGTTAGAGATTGCAGACATGATTGTGCGCTATCTGCGCGACGGAGACAGCGACAGCATGGCCCGCGCAAGCGAATTGACCAAATCATTACAGCGTCTGATTGATTTAGACGCTGACTAACACCACCGGAGCGCGGAGCAATCCGCGCCGAGGCTGGCGCTAGTGCCAACATTAGGAGCAAACACAATGACATTCATCACGCAAGCAATCGAGACCCGTTACCTTGGCCCGACCAACACCAAGGGTGGACGTATCAAAGCGACCGCATGGGCTGGCAGCGTTACCGTGCCGTATGACCATGCACTAAACAGTGACGCTAACCACAAAGCTGCTGCGGACGCTCTAATTACTAAAATGGGTTGGACTGGCACGTTCGCACAAGGCGGCAACGTCAAGGGTGACGGTTATTATTTCGTAAATGTAGAAGGGGCATAAGCAATGACATGGACCATTGAAACTGAAATTGAAGGCGGCGAAGGCCGCGAGATTGTAAGCGGCATCCGACTGATAGCCACAGTTTACAACCCGACAGACGCCCACCTAATCGCAGCCGCGCCTGACCTATTGGCTACGCTTGAAAACTTAACGGTTCTATTCGACCGCATGGACCGCAGCGGCGCGACCAACAAGGCCGCGTATAATGACGCAATCGCAGCAATCACAAAAGCACAAGGAGCATAACCAATGACACACGCAAGACAATGCACCGCCTGCGGCGCTGGCATGAACGAAGGCTATGTCATCAACGGCGGATGTGAGCACTATTGCAGCGACGAATGCCTGCCCATGACAGAGGCCGAATTCGAAGAGCTTTACGTTGACGGCGAAGGCGATAGCTATTGGACTGAATGGGAAGAAGAAGAGGAGGACGCATGATGCCACCATTTGATTATGAAGCCGCCGCGCAGGAGCGCAACCGCCGCGCCAAGATGCTGCGCGATGCAGCGCCAGACCTGTTGGCCGCGCTGGATACGTTGGTGTGGCAATTAGACCGGATGGATGGTCTGCCAGATGAATTGGAACGCATGGTGGCCGATGCCAAGGCCGCAATCACAAAAGCAAAAGGGGCGTAACATGACACAAGACCGCACATATTTTCGGATGCTATCTGATAGCGCACTGGCTGAGGCCGCGCGCTATTGCGACAATGACCTAGCCCTAGTGTTAGGTGAACGCCTACGTGACCTGTTGGACGTTGAGGACGAACTAGAGGACGCAAAGGGCGAAATTAAAACGTTAGACCACCGCGTCGAATGGTTAAAAGCCGAAGTTGCCGAATTGCAAGCGCACATAGACGCGACACGCGGCTATGGCCCCGATGAATGACCGCGCTGTTAGCCGGCGCTGCCCTGTTTCTATTAACTTTACTACTGGAGGATTAAAATGACACACGACCAAATAGCAATCATCACGCTTTTAGCGATAGAAGCCCTGACACTTTACGCCCTGTGGCTGACGCAACAGACCGGCGAATGGTTCCGCAAGGCATGGCTGCGCGATAGTGCCGAACTGCTGGAATGGAAGCGCAACGCTGTGCAGCGCGACCCCAAGACGGGCAAATATATCAAGAAGGACAAACGCTAATGGATAGGAACCTACGCGCGTATATCCGCCACTTAGGCAGCTACATCACCGACAAGTCGGCGATTATGCAATATGTCAATCGGGAGCGGAACCTTAACCTAACCATACGCGACATAGAGGACGCTTGCATAGGGCAACGCGACTATCGGCCCAACCTCAAGCCTATGGCTCCGTCGCCGCTAATTGTGACGCACCAGAAGCAGGGATATGACGACCTAGCCCTTGCGTTGTTCAAATATCATGCAGCGCGGGCCACAGGCGCCGATAAGGAATATTGGCTTAGTCGGATGTTCGACCGCAAGCCCAAGCCTACAACAAACATTCAATTATAAAGGACACCGAACCATGTTTGAAATTAAAGTGATTGAACCAATCGCCGTTGATGATGACGAAAAGGACATTGACGCAGAACTTGACCTGTTGCGTGTGGCTGCAAAGGCCATTGAGAAGCACGAGCGCCTCAAGGCTGAACTGCGGCAGCATGAGCAGCACCTGTCGCGTGTCTGCCAGACATACGGCCAGCACTACCGCATATGGGGCTATAGGCCTGAGCATCTGCGCCAAGCCTGCATCGCACGGGGGTTGCTGAAATGACCGGAGCAGAAAAAGAACGCAAACGTATCGCCGACATCATCCGCAATCGCATCAAAGTCATCCATAACACCATTGATATTTGCGCGAAAAATAACTTCAGAGTGCCGGGCGTTTTCTTTGATGCAAATAACGAACTGTATCTGCTGTTGCGCGAAATAGAAGGGGGACAAAACACATGAGACCGATGATTTACCCAATGGGAACGCTAGAAGTTGGCGAGGTTGGCACTATGCCAGCCACCAAGCGCGGCGATGCCAAGCGCACCAGCCGTAACGTCTCGCAATACGGGATCAGGAACGGGAAGGCATTTAAATGCCGCACTGTTGAGGGCGTCACGTTCATCACAAGGATAAGATAATGACAGACCAAAACGGATATATGAAACTGACACGCACCCCTGCGGTGCGGTCGCCTAGAGAACCAAACACCTTTACCAATCACCTTACCACCGAAAGCGGCGGAATAGGCGAAAGGGTGACAGACGAAACCGCCACGCACTATCTGGTGCATCATTTTTGGATCGAAGAAAAGAAATGACAGACATTGAGAAAAAAGCCTTGGCGCTGCTGGATGAGATGGCGGCTAAACACAACAGATTTCCACGCGCATACACACGTTTAGAGCGAGGGTATACCGCACACGAAGCACTATGCCGCGCCATCGAACAGCACGAAGCCTTTAAGCAAGAGGTGAGTGATGTGATGACGTATATTAGGGCGCTCTATCCCACACTGCCAAGAAACTTCGACCGCTTCATCATCCCCAAGCCCAAGCCTGACCCGATAGCTGAAGCGTGGATAGAAGCCACGGGCAACACTGTGGGCATGGAGCCGCTCAACGCCGCACTGGAAGCGCGTGGGCTGGAGATACGGGAGAAGAGCAAATGACAGACGATGCAAAGCAGAAACGCGAAGCTGTGCTACCGCCCTGCCCGTTTTGTGGAGCGCACCCGCATCATGGCTTGTCCAAAGTGATGTATGACGGGCTGCACGGCGACCCGTACCAACGATTTCAAGTATGGTGCCCCAATGGCCACGCAAAGGTTGATAAGGTCAACCGTGAACAGGCCTTCACGGCATGGAAGGCCTGCCAACCCCAGACCGATGCGCTTGCGATCCTAACCGCTATACGTGAGCCTAGCGAGGCAATGAAAGAGAAGGGTTTCGCTGCTTACTACGACACCCAAATCCCACAACACCCCATCATAGCGGCTTTCACCGCGATGATTGACGAAGCGTTCAAGGAACAAAGCAAATGACCGAAAGCTATCGCCTAATCCAAGACGGACAACCCGTCGCATGGGCAGAAGGCCCAAAGGCTGACACCGAAATCATGCGCTACGCCTATGTTTATGCACAAGATGGCCCTTTGACAATCCAGAAGAAGGTCAACGGACGCTGGAAAGATTGGGGTGGAACTCGATGACCCTGCGCCAACCCCAGACCGATGCACTCAAGATAGCGCGGGAGGCTTTGGAGCGTATCGAAGTAGCAACCCGCAACGAAGTCCGCGCGGGCGATAAAGGCTATGTCAGCCGCTATGGTATCAACGGAATTGCCTGCGCAGCACTGGAACAAAGCAAATGACTAAGAAGATGCCAGATATATACGCAGATGTCCGCATCGTCGTTGAGCGACATAGGCAACAAGGTGCGGAACAAGAGCGCGCTAAAATCGTAGCGTTTTTGAGGGAAACCATTTTCAACTGCACTTATGCAGACATCCCGTCTGCCATTGAAGCGTGTGAGCATTTGAAATGACCCTGCGCCAATTCCTGTTCGATAATTTTGGCTGGGATATTTATGATTGGAAAGACGATGACATCCGGTTCTGACACACGCAAATCTAAGCACGGCATAAACGCAATGGCTGTTGGTGAGGTTCGCGTGTTCGACACGCCAACGGAGCGGGACAAAGACCTCTTGCGCCGCGCAGCACACAACCAAAACGAGCGGACAGAGCGCCGCTACATGACGCGATCTCTGGGTGGCAAGCTGACAGTTACCCGACTGCGATAGCAGACAATAAAAAACCCCCGGCGGAGTGAGGACGCCGGGGGTTTAATCAAGCCAGCGGAGCACACCGACCCGCGACCTATATCATTGCAACCAAATGGTTGTCAATTCTTGCCTAAGTTCGACATCGTGCTTGGCTTGGGCAATTCCTCTGCCATGCGGCGCAAGTCTGCCTTGTTGTATTTCTTAACCAAATCTGGCGCGACAAAGATATGCTTCTTGTTCACATAATCTTTCGAGTTGAGCCGGCCCATATCAACCCAGCCAGCTTCCTTCAGCGCGTGTAGCAGCGCCGCCTGTGGTATCTTCACGCCAGCAGGGACATTGATTGCCAGCGCGTCGCATATGCGATGGAAAGGCCCGCCGATGACACCGCTAGCAAACACGCCCGACTTCACCCGCATCATGTCTACCAGATAGCTTTCCGCGACGCTCATGCCATGCTCGACCATGTTCAGCTTCCATTCGGTCACTGGCGGCGCAGCGGCAGGGTTGAACCGCGACACGTCACGCTGCCACAGCCAAGCGGCGCACTTCTCATAGCCGCCCGCCTTATACCAGTTCCACAGCTTATCAGCGGCGGCTGGCGTCATACGCGGCGCGTGCGTCCACACGCAGAACCAACGCCTGTCCTGCGTCGGCAGCGTGATAGGCAGCGGATCGTTGGTATATGCAATCACCATCAGGCGGTTGACCAACTCATAGGGGTGCATACCCTTGCGGTTGACTGTCAGCGTCTCAGGCGGCGCAGCGATGAGCGGCTTCAGCTTGTTCGCCATCGCCCGACGTTCGCGTGCCTCTGGCTCCTTTAGCTCGTTCAGGATGACGACTTCAGCCTCCAGCGAGTAACCCCATTGGCTGTCCAAGCCGCCCGCCTCAATGACTGACCTGTTGCGCCAGTGCTGACCGCCCAGCGCCCACAGGAACGGCTGGAACATACTATCCTTACCAACGCCTTCATCGCCGCCGATCAGGATGGCATGGTTAATCTTGACGTTGGGATGCTGTATCTTGAACGCCATAGCGTTAAGGATGTGGTCTAGCTCTTCATCATCCGCGACCAGATTGCGGCAATGCTGTAGCCACGGCTCAACGTCATGGTCTGCAATCTTGTCGCTACCCGACACGTCAGGGCGTGCGTCTGTCCAGCGGTTGCCGTAGACCAACCCGTCGCGCGTCACCAGCACGTCATCGCCAGCGGCGAACGTCACGGCGGACAGCGCAGGCGCGCCGCGGTCTTGCCGGCGCTCATCAAAATAGATGGACGACTGTATGCGCTGCGTCTTCTTGTGGATGGAGCGACAGTCAACGTGACGGAACAGGGCGTTGAAGACGTTGCGCGCTATCTCTTGGCGCGTCACCATGTCAAAATAGCAGTCATCGGACTGTATATAGGCGAAACGCTCGAACCATTCGTTTTGTTCCAGCCGTCCGGCTTCTTTTTTCTCGACCTCACGCACGCGCGCTGCGGCTTCGTCAGGGAACGCTTCGGTTGGCGCTATCTTGTCCATCATTGACGCCATGCGCTCCGCGATTAGTTCGTCACGCAAGCCGGGCGTTACCTTCGGGCCGCCTTCATTGGCTACCCAATCAAGAAAGGTGCGGCTGTCTAGGTCTTGGCAATGCCCATGATAGCAGCAGAACGAACGATCCAGCGGCTTGTAGCGCGCCTCGATCATGCCGTCGCTGTGTTGCTCATGGTTAGGGCAGACAATGCCGCACCAGCCGTCAGCGTTAGGTGCGCTCAGGACTAGATTGTTTTCGCTTAACCATGTCAGGACGTTATCCATCCCGCTGTCGCGCAGATGCACGGCTTTATACTCCGCTGTGTCGCCTTCCTCTGGCGTAACGCCCAGCGCCGCGCAGATTTCGGGCAGCGTATACTCACGCTCAGGGTGGAACTCGACCAGCCGCGCAGGGAAGTTGTTGCGTCCGCGCTTCAGGTTGACGCTGCCGGGGATACGGCAGTTGCGGACGGCGTTAGTCGCGCCCGGATCGGTGTAGCCCGCATCGGCAATTGCCTTGATGGCGGCGCAGAAGTCGCCCTTGCGCGGCTGTTCGCTGAATGCGTAACCCCACTGGAACGAACCTTCGCTGGTTTCCAGCACCCATGTCGGCGCAAGCGGCGGCTCTTTCGACTTCGTGCCAACGTCGTCCAGCATCATAAACAGCACATACTCGACGTTGCTGGACTTGGCGGCTGGCTTGCCGTCTACAAAGCGGTCAACGATGAACGAGCCTGTGTTGACATACCATGCCTCGCCTTCTTTCATGCGGGTCTTTTCTGGCAGGAACGCAGGGAACGTCGCCTTCGGGACGCCGTCTGCGTGATAAATCAAGTTGCCGTCGCTGTCGTGCTGCGGCTTCTGCCGCACAACAAGGGCTGTCTCGCCGACGTTGTCCGTCGCCAAGCCAGTTATATACTCTATAAACTTCGTGCGATCCTCACTCATCGCTTGCTCCTTTACTTGCCGTATCGTTCCATAATTGCCACTTCTGCGTTCAGGGGTAAACCCGACGCCCAAGGTGGCGGCTCACACATAATCCGCACCAGCCGCTCTGCTGCGGCCTCTGCATCATCTTCTGGCACTTCCAAGACGATTTCATCGTGGATGTGCAGCACTACGTTGTCCAACCGACGCAAGGCGTGGCGCAGCAAGTCGTTAGCAACAGCCTGCGTGATGTTCTCACACGCCAGACCGCGCCACAGCCGCGCCCTTGGCCATTCCTTAGCGTCTGCGGCTGGCTTCCATGAAGCCTTGGCATAGGTCAGGTTGCCTTCCTCGTCGAAACGGGCGAAAGGATAACATAGCACACGGCCAGACGGAAGAGCATACCAAAGATGCAGTCCGTCAAATAAATATGTGACGCGGCCAATGGTGAACTCACGGCCCTTGTTACGCATGGCGCGCATATAGGTTTCTTCAAGGCCAGACCAGTAAGGCACGGCCCATTTGTTAGCCCTGCGCCATGCGTCCACCATGCGCTTTGCATCGCTCTCCGACATCATCAGGCCGTAGATGCGGCCCATGCTGGCGAAAGCCCCTACACCACCGGCGAAGCCGCACGCCAACTCTTGAACCTTACCGATCTGGCGCTGGTCTTTGTCAACGTCGTCATAGCCGACATGGAATGTCGCCATAGCGTTGTGCTTGTATACGTCCTCACCTTTGGCGAAGATGTCCAGCTTGTTCGCGCCGAAGATGCTGTTGGACGCCCACGGCGTCACCCGCGCTTCAATGGCAGCCCAATCGGCGACGACCAGCCGCTTGCCTTTGTCGGCCATCAGCGCAGGGCGTAGCATACCCTTCAGCACGTCCGTCACACGGCGACCATGTTCAGGAACGATGCTGTGGCCGCGCACCATAGCCTGCCGCACTAATGCAGGGTCGGCGGCGCACTTTCTTGGGAAGTTATGGACCTGAAGCCCAAACGATGAAGCGCGTCCAGTAGCACTGCCTCCAGCAAATACGAACGCTCCTCTAACGCGAAAATCTTCCTCATCAGCAAGCGCCGCCGCACGTTGGAACTTTGCAACGGACGATGCCCACAGATCGTCCGCGCACTGGATGACTTCTGCAACTTCCGCCGGGACTTCATCTGGGTTCTCCTCTGCCAATACGAGTAAGTTGGCGCGCACGTTCTTGTCAATGGACAGCTTCTCGACGCCATCCTTCATCACGGTCGCCAGATCAAGCGCCTGTGGCCCTACCCTAGCTAACACCCAATCCTTCATCTTCGGGCTGCGGACGGACTTAATCTCGCCGTGCGTTACTTCCGCGACAATAGACTGTATCTCAGCCAATTCAGTCTCAGCGTAGCGCACCGCCGCCTGTGCCAGCGGCCTGTCAAGCAGGACGCCGCGGTCGTTGATGCGCTCGTTGGTGTGGTAGTCGGCCAACTCATCAGCCGACAGCGGACGCTGCGCCTGCGCGATAGCGCGCATGGCACGGACATCCTGTTCGCAATAGTCCACCATTTCCTGCATCAGCGCCGCGTCTTCACGGAACGTGCCGTCGGACTGCGGGATAGACAATGCGCGGATCAGTTGTCCGCCGCGATGGTCTTTCTTCATGGTAGCGCCAGCGAAGCGGCCCACATCCTCAAGGCTGCCCGGCGCACAGTTGGCGCGGGCCTGCGCTGCGGTGCAGTAGAACTGCTCCAGCTTGAACTCGACCTGAAGGACATACCAGAATATCAGGCGTTCGAACGCTGCGTTGTGCGCGTATACCAGCCCCTTGTGGTCTTTGACGGCCTGCGGGAAAGGCTCACCGGGGAGCCACGTCCGCACATCTTCGTCATCAAATGCGTATGACATGCACAGCACGTCGGTGCTGGCGTCCTGCGCGTAATTATACACGCCGCGGCTGCGAAGGTCGCAACGGCTGCGCGTCTCAAAGTCAACCCAAAGTTTAGACATAGAAGTTCTCACTCTTCCGCTACTCGCCGGGACGCCAAGACGCCCCGGCTTTCGCACCCTGTTATACTACGCGACGACGACGACGCGCACCATCAGCGGCTTCAGGTTCAGCGGCGACTTCCAACTCCGCGTCCTCTGCTTCTTCAACCGAAGCGGTATCCATTGACACCCAATCAACGATGTCGAAGATAGGCGTATAGATGCGCCCATAGGTCTTGTGCTGGTAATGCTCTGACGATAGCGAGAGCAAAGGCACAGGCTTATTCTGGTCTTTGTCCACCTGATCGGCAATGGCAACCGCCAAAGCCTGCACTGCGCGCTTGCCGCCGACTGATGTAGCCGTGAAGCGTGCCTGCATGTCCTTGTCTTCACCGTTCGTGCAAACCAGCATCATGCCGACTTGCATTTCCCAGCCGCGTTCCGCACCTGATGGTGCAGGGTCAAGCTGCGGCAGTGGCTCTGACACCGGCACCAGCTTTTCAGCCAGCACTTCGCCTTTGCCCCATGCGATGTAGCCATGCACGAACGAGAACGGATTGGCTGCCCACAGGCTACCGTCTTCGACTTCGGTCTGGTCTGCACCGAAAACCCAATGGCCTGTCTTGTCCATCTTCAGGATGACTGTGCCGCCCGGCGCAACTTCCGATTGGATGGAACGCAACGCGCCGGAGAGTGATTGAACGGACGGCAAGTTAGCGCCGCCAAAAGTAGTGATATTAGACATTGTATTGTACCTTTCTGTTTACTGGATTTTAGACATAGCTTTGGTAAGCGTCTGTCCGATTTGCAAAACCGCTGGCCGGGGGTCATTTTCCGGCGCAAGGGTAGAGCCACTGGAGACGGCGACAATTAAGTCCGCCGGCAATTCTATTTTGGCTTTCTTCAAAACCTTTTCCGCTTGGGCTGGTGACAGCGGCTTGGGTTCACCCCATGCTTCTACACCGACGCCGGTCAGGAATGCTACAGCCTTATCTTCATTTGTCCACTGTCTTGTGGCGCGCTTGTTGACCAGCTTCCAGCCGGGGACTTTCTGCCCCTCTTCCAGAAGCCCATGCGCCAACTGCTGCAAGTCCTTAATGAACCCTTCAATCAGCGGCGCTTGTTCCAGATAGTGTGCGATCTGTTCGACCGGCAACGCTTCCAGCTTGGCCTTCAGCGCACGGTCAACAGCGCCTGTCATAATAGGACAGACGGGCTTGGCCGCACACCACTTGCAATGGTCGCCCGACGCCAACGGCGCGTCTGGCCGCGCAGCAATCTTGACGGCAGCGGCAAGTTCTTTCTCGAACGCGTCAACGCGGGCAAGGTCTGTCACCCAACGCTTGACGTAGGGCGGCTGGACAATGATTAGTTCGACTTCTTTTGCGTCTTTGAAAGCCCACGACGTTTCCGCAGTGCGTTTAGCCGCCGCAGCGTAGAAGAGTAGCTGGCTGTTTTCCTCGACTTCGACAGCCACACCATCGCCAAACTTCCAATCCAGAACAATCGCTCGGTCACCAATGCGACCAAGAAGATCGGTAGAACCAAAAACGTCAGGCAGAAAATCACCAAAACCAACCCGGCTTTCAACCGCATATTCCATCTCCCCCTTGGGGTCTATCTCGTCCAGCGCACGCAGCGCCGGTATCAGCTTGTCATCGACCAACGCTTCGGTCAGCACGGTCTTTTCGTATGTCGTGCCGACCAAACTGTACGGGTCAAGGTCGCTCTCTAATATAGACGCGATGGTGTCGTGTAGGAGCGTGCCTTCGTCGGCGTAGCTGCTGCTGGGCTTTGGCGGTACGGTGTCCACCAGCGCCACGCTGCCGGGGCAGGCGATGACGCGCTTGGCGGTCGAACCGCCGACTATCTTACTATGCTGCATATCTTACCTCACTCTATTGTTTGAGCGGCCAGCATACAGACAACAAAATTTGATGCAAGCCTTGAAATGCAAAAAATTTTGTAGTAGCCCTTCGCCATGACTGAGAAAGAGATAGAGCGGTATTTCTGCAAACGCGTGCGGGCGTTGGGCGGCTATGCCTACAAGTTCCGCAGCGTTACGCAGATCGGTGTGGCCGACCGCATCGCCTGTATGCCCAACGGTGAGGCTTGGTTCATCGAACTGAAGAAACCCGGCGGGCGTCTGTCTGCGTTGCAGCGTATCTTTGCCGATGAAATGACGCACACCAAGCAGCATTACGCGTGCCTGTGGTCAGTAGAGGATGTGGACGCATGGCTCAAACGCTTCAGCTAAGGCCATATCAGCAGGAAGCCGCGACGTTCCTGTACGAGCGCGACCGCGCCATGATCCTTGCGCCTGTCGGCGCGGGCAAGACTGCCATTACTTTGACGGCGATGGATGAGATGCTGCGCGACGGCTACGTCAAACGCTGGCTGGTGGTAGCGCCGAAGCGTGTCTGCACGGATGTGTGGCCGGTGGAAGCGCCGAAATGGTCTGGCGTCGTCCCTGCTCTGGCTGTCGGCACGCCAGTGCAAAGGGTGGATGCGTTGCAGAGCGACGCCAGTGTGGTCGTCATTAACTATGATAACTTAGATAAGCTAGATGATTTATCCAGCTTCGACGGAATTGTGTTCGACGAACTGACGCGGCTGAAGAACCCCAGCGGCAAACGCTTCAAGTCGCTGGAAAAGCTGCTGGCTAACGTCAAGGTGCGCTGGGGTCTGACCGGCTCGTTCACGTCGAACGGGCTGGAGGATGTCTTTGGCCAGTGCAAGATCATTGACCAAGGGTTGTTGGGCCGCGCCAAGGGCGCGTTCATGCAGCAGTATTTCATCTGCACCAACCGCGACTTCGGCCAGTGGGTTCCGGCAGCCGGCGCGCTTGAGCAAGTCATGCAGCGCATCCGCCCTGCGACGTTTGTGCTGGAGCCGGGTGAGTACAAGGACAAGCTGCCGCCATGCCATGTCACGGAGGTGCGCGTCGCGCTGGACGACCGCAAGCCATACGACAAAATGAAGCGTGAGTATGTCGTGCGCTTCGGCGACGACCAGATCGTAGCGCAGAACGCCGCGTCGGTGACGACCAAGCTGCAACAGATGGCGTCGGGCTTTGTCTACAACCGCGACGCAGGCACGCCGTCCATCTGGTTCAGCGGCCACAAGTTCGACCGGCTGGAAGAACTGCTGGCGGAGAACCAGCGGGCCAACACCATCATCGCCTACACCTATCAGGAAGAATTGGCAGAACTAAAGCGCCGCTTCCCGCACGCGCAGACGATGGACGACGACAACGTCATCGAACGCTGGAACCGCGGCGAAGTCGAACTGCTGTTGGCGCATCCTAAGTCGGCGGGGCATGGATTGAACCTACAGCACGGCGGATGCCACATGGTGTTTCTGTCGCTGCCGTGGTCGCTGGAGTTGTACGAGCAGACGGTCGGGCGCCTGCACCGCAGCGGTCAGACAAAGGATGTCTGGGTCTATGTGATGCTGACCGAAAAGAGTATTGACGAACGCATATGGGCGGCGCTGCACGACAAGCGTGCGGTGTCCGACATAGCTTTATTGGAGTTGAAAAATGAGTAAACTAAACTGGCGGTCGATGATTGCCGTGCTGTCCGACCTTACGGAAGACGAACTGAAGGCGGCGCTGGACGCTGAACTGAAGACGCACAAGCGGCCAGCCCTCGCACGGCGATTGCACCAGCGGTACTCTGCGCTGCGGACGGCGCGGGAGCGCGACGAACTTTTGAAAGGGCTGAAGAAATGACAGACCATGCAGCGGCAACCGCTGAAGCGCTGGAAATGGTGATTGCCATGCTCAAGGCAGGGCAATCACCTGAAGACTTAGGCCCGATGGTTATACTAATCGGGCGTATGATGGCTAGGCGAACCTAAGCGAGATATTGCGACAGCGCCGTAGCTGCCGCGCCGATGATGGCAAGCGCACCAGCCAGCTTGGCTTTCCAACCAAGGGGCGCTTTCGGTGCGTCAGTCATCGGCAGGATTTTGCCGGCGACTTCTTTCACGGCAATCTTCGTGATGAGGTTCTTCAAGTTCATGTTACTCTCCTTACAGCCAAGAAGCATATTTCTTGGTCTTCAGTTTGCGGTCGTCGAGGCCGTGCGTGCCGCCGTTGATCCGCTTTGTCAGCGCGAGGATGGCGGCGTCGCCGGTGCCTTGGTCGCAGATCGACCACAGCTTGTTCTTGTCGAAGAACCACAGGGCGCTTTCAAAGGCCAGTTCGGTAGCCACCAAATCGGGATTCGTCATCACATCGGGGCGACCGATGTAATCGGAGAACGCCTTGAAATTAAATTTGCCCGTCAATTGGAGACTGCCGCGGCCACGAAAAAGCCATCCCTCGCCCGACGCTTCGTCGCCATTGCCCATGCGGTTGGCATAGACGCGGTTGGCAATCTTCTGGGGCTGGCGTTCGTAAGCGCGTGCCAGTGCGTCGGTGGGGAAGTACTTCCCAAAGATGCCGCGCAGACCCTTGGCGCCGTAATTCAGGTTCTCGCTGAACGCTTTGAAGCCGCCGCTTTCATGCGCCGTTTGAGCAAAGAAATGTGCAGCCCGATTAGGTGATAGTTTATAAAAAGCCGCAGCCGCCTTAAGTGTACCCGGACCGAATGCACCATCTGCGGTTACCCCAATCTTCTTCTGAAGTTCAATCAAGCTCATTTGCCAGCACTCCGCCAATCAGGAAAGTCATCCGCGTCAACCACGCCGTCGCCGTTGGCGTCGTAGCGCAGGTCGTTGCGGTACTTCTCCCAAGGCGCCATGTCGTCGTCATCGTCATCTTCGGGCGTGTCGATAAAGACAGTGCCTTGCGGATCGTCATACGCCTTTGGCTCCTCTGGCGCAGGCGCTTCAGGCTCTGGTTCTTTGTCGCGGGCGTTGGCGTTAAGGCTCAAGCCGCCCAGCAGCCCGACGAACGCGCCGATAATTGTCTGGAACGCAGGGTTGACCATCTCAAGGATGGCCGCGCTGTCCACGACATCGTTCGGCATGAACAGGCCGGCGACAAGCGCCAGCACAACGACAAGGATAACTGCCGATAGCGTGACGATTGCCACGCGGATGACAAACTCGACGGTGTCGTTGACGCCGTCGCTCTTGCTTTCAAAACTACTCAGGAAGCTCATCTTCTTTATCCTTCTTCTTTTGCATGGCCCCGCTGCCCTGCCCCGCCATGAGGCCGGCCAACGCGCCGACAATGAACGTCGCTATCGGGTTAATCAACTTGAAAAACTCAGCGTCGTTGGGCGACTGCCCTTCCATCGGCTGCGATACAAACACCAGCGAATACAGCACGGTCGCAACGATGAACGTCAACGTCAGCGACAGCACGATGCCGACGATGAACCGCAGCAGTTCTTCTGGCGACCATTCGCTAGTGGGCTTCATGCTCTTCTTCGCCTGTATTTATCAGCCATTCGGTGCAGTAGCCCATAGCGATGCAGCGCGGCTTCTTGCAGAGTTCGTCCTGCCAGTTCTCAGGGTCTTGGCAGTCGTAGCGGTAACGGTCTTCGCAACCCGCCAGCAACAGCACCGCCAGTAGTAGACTGACTACACGCATGGGCCTACCTTAGACGCCCTTTTGCAGCACGTTCAGCAGGATGCCGACCAGCAACACTATGATCGTGCCAGCCGAAGTCATGCCGACTTTCTCAATGCGCTTCATCCGCGCACAGATACTTTCGTACCGGAACGCGCAGACTTGTTCGTGCGTGTTAAGCTGCGCTTGGGTCTGGTCGATAGTGTTCATGGTTAGCGTCTCATCATGTTGCGTGATACTTTGCCGTATATCGGCACGGGATAACCTTCGGAATAATCAATATCTATCAGCGGCTCACCGGAGTCAGGATCGAATTCAGGAAAGTCAAACTCCGCCCCTATTGTTGGTGGCGGTCCAAACTGTTGAGCCATGACATTACGCACCCCGGCGGGCACTTGGCTAACTTTTTCGGACGCTATCTGACGCGCCGGGAAAGTGTCAATAAGCTCACCCATACGCGGCGCAGACGCATACGCATCAACCAGTTCTTTCTCCACCCGCGGCATGAGATAGCCGGTTTGCGCTCGACGCGCGCCTTCAGCCGCTACAGCAATAGGGGCTGCGGGGGTATTCATCAGATAACCAAAGCCGCGGGTTATATAGCTAGGTGTTTCGTTCAGTATAACCTTGCCAGCGGCGCCGCCGCCTTCGCCGCGCAAGGTATTTATCGTGTTAAGTCTTGTTAACTCGTCGGCTGTCATTTTAAGCGCGTCCAAACGCCGAGGGTCGCCCGCAAACGCGTTAGCAATCTTTTCGTTTTCTGGGCCGCCGCCCATAATTTTACCCACTGCTTTTGGATCGCCGCCGCGAACCAGCTTTAAAAATTCAGCACCCGTTTCCGGTGCGGTTTCGTACCTGCGAAACGCTTCGCCCGCTAATTGCTGGCGGTTAACGGCAGCATAGCCTTGTTCCGATTTTTGGAGAAATTCATCTACAAGATCGCCGCCGCCGCCGCGGCGTAGTGTATCGTCGATTAGCGAACGAAGCTCTAACACGGTTCCTTGCGCTGCTTCAGGCGTACCTGTGCGAGAAGGAACACCTCCCATTTGTGTGGATAGCCGGTTAACAATATTGTTGATACCTGAGCGGCGAATTTTACCTAGCGCCTTAGGGTTAAGCATCCCGTTTGCGTCGGTGGCTTTTTCAAGCTGCCTGATGACGCCTTTTATTGCGCCCTCTTCTACTGATCCACGCAGAATTTCGGGGTCGGCCATTTTGCGTTGCAACGAAGCTATAAGATCGGCAGCGCGCATAGGCCGCATACCTTGCGAAGCCATGTCATCAACCATCTGGTATAAGTCGTTAGCTGCCCCGCGCAACTCAATCTGCGCCGCCATAGCATCGTCTGCGCGCTGCCCGGCGGCGCCGGATATGCCGCGTGTTTGCTGTATACGTTCCATGTCTGGGAACAGCGCAGGCTTGTCGCCCATGATGGCAGCTTGTTCGCCGGCGCGCTCTTCCAAGCCGCGCATACGAGGGACAACGCCGGACGCGGTAATCTCGTCGGCGGTCCGCGCAGCTTGACGAGCAGTTCGTTCAGCAACCGGAACGATTTGACTGGCTGCGCCTGCTCTTTGATACATTTCTTCGCGTAATGGCGCTATGTCGCGTGTGACTGCTGCTCGTTCGCCGCGTATCGCAGCGCGTATATCTTCCATCGTATCGCCACCAGCGGCTTCAGCCAGCCGGCGAGTACGCGCTTCGGTATCGCTTTTTAATTTACGGCCAAATACGTCGGCGCCGGTTTCGGTCTGTTCTTGCGCCATTTTACCAATACCAAACACAGCACGCGGCTCAATCTTGACATCCACAAGAAACTGCTCAGCCATGCGCTGATCGTCCGGCGATAGTTTTGCAAACTCTGCGCGGGCTGCGTCAAGGTTGTCTGCGAAGGCGCGGCGCAGAATTTCAGCAGCTTTGCCTTTAGCCATAGTGAAGCCGGGGCGGAAAAAATCAACCACGGGGCTGCCCATGCGCTTTAGTACGTTAAGCACAACAGGAAGACCAGCACCGTAAGCGCCGCCTTCCAAAACATCCTGATCCATTAATCCTGCGGTAGCGGCGCCAGAAATACCGCCGCCGACGGCGCGCTCACCTAGTTGTTTCGCGCGCTGAAGACGAGTAAGTTTGGCCGACTGCGCGGCGGTACGCCCTGCGCCTACGCCGCCGGAACCTGTAGCAGTAGCAATCCGCGCCAACGCGTTGCCCACCACAGGCGCTTTTTGCAGTATAGGCGCAGCCAGATTAGCTGCGCGTGTAACTCCTGCGACCGGGCCTACCATGCGCCCGACTTCACGGGCGACGGGGCGGGGCTGCGTTGTCAACTGCCGTGCCACCGTATCGACAGCTTTCTTGCGCTGGTTCTGCGCCTGCTTTACTGCATCCTTACCAAAAATCAGGCTTGATATAGGGTCGGTAATCATGGCGGCGGCGTTGTACGTGCCTTCGGGGACGCCAATTAGCGCCTCGTTAATAACGTCTAGCGTAGTGTCTATGGCGCCGATACCTGTGCCGCGGTTGCGCGGGGCAGCCTTTTTGGGTGGCAAAATAAACTTTATGATCTCAGTAGGCTTATAGCCGCTGTCTACCGCATCCTTAACCTTAGGATCGGTGGCCGCTAAATATTTAATAATTTCCGCGTCAGTGTACCCGTTCTGGCGGGCTTCGCGGATTTTCGCTTTATAATCTACAGGCGCCATAATTAAATACCCTTAACCACCAAAAATATTTTGGAGGGGTTTACGTTTTGTAGATGTTTGCGGCGCCGATTTATATTTTGGCGCTACAGTACGAACTTTTAAGCGGAGTTCAGGCGCTTCCTTCATAACTTCGCGGTATACATTGTTGTACTTTTGTATCGCTTGCTCGCGTGTGCGGTACAGTTCGTCACGCAAACGCTGCATTTCAATTTCCTGCTTACGCTCTGAACCTGTTTGCGTCAGCTTGGTGGACGCTTGGGCCGCTACTTTTAAGTCGGCGTCGGACACAACGCCCTGCGGAGACCCGCCAGTTTCGGTTTGCCCCCTGTCGTCAATAAGTTTTTGAAGGACGGTATTACTCGTGATGTAATCGTAAAGTCCTTGTGCGTCGGCGCGCGTTTCGGACTGAAGGGCGCGCGGTATACGACCTTCAATAGCGCCAATAATGCTGTTGCGAGAACCCGAACGCAAATATTCGTCGATTGCGTTAATGCGTCCGGTAAGACTGTTTACCAAAGTCTGCGTTTCAGCCTTCGCAACCGGCATTTCGCCGCGCAACTTTTCCAGCCGTTTTGCGCGTTCTGTACCCGCTACAATCCGCGGCTCAGTACCAACCTTAACATTTTCCGACCCAGCGGTTTCAGCCGCTTTCTGGCTGCCAAGCACTTGCGGTGCAACCAGCGACGATCCGGGCAACGGCGACACGTTCGGGTCGCGGCGTTGAAGTGGCTGATATTGCACCTCCGTGTTCCGCATCATCGACATATCGCCGTCTAGGTTAGCAGTCCGCGATTGCGGCGGTTGCCCCCCGCGATAGACAGCAAACCCTGCGTCGGGTCTTTGCACTGGGTTAGGCGCCATCGGCGGCTGCTGTTGGCCCATTCCGCTGGCGGCCAGCGACGGCGCGTCAGCTTGCAGCGCAATCTTGTTGCTGCGGATTACGTCCATAATCCCTTGACGGGCCTGCGGCGGTGTCATCGCTAACATCTGGTCAAGATCAATTTGAGCCATGACACCAGTGTTGACGGCGGAGTCAAGAATGGCGGGGACCATTTGAGGCGTCATCTGTCCTGCGCCGCCCATGTCGCTTTGGTTAAAGGATGCTGGCCGAACCGTAGGCATACCTGAGGGGATGTTGCGCGGGTCCATACCCTGCTGTATAAGGTCTTGCGGCGTTGTGTTAGCACCCTGCGTCGCGCGCATATTCGTGCCCGCGCCAGCGGTTGGCGTCTGCGGTGCCGCGATCGGCGCCGGCGCCGCCGCGTTGGGCGCGTTGCGTATAACCCTTGTTGAAGGTTTGCTGCCAGTAATAACCTGTATAGCTGTACCTTCTGGGACTGGATTCCCTTGCTCATCAACGCCGCCCTTGCCGGCGTACTCAATGGTGGCTTTAGCGTCAGGATCAATTTTATCGACCGCTTGTTTTGCGGTTAACATTATGTTGTTAACTTTTTCCCGGTCAAATGCGGGCGCAAACATTCCAATTTGGTCGGCAATTTCAGGGCTTATTTTTCTTACGCGGTTCAACCAAAATTGATGCCCTTCATCCGTGGACACCATTTTATATTGCTCTTCAAGATCGTCGATTTGTGCGCGCACATTATCTATCTCAGCTTTTGTTAAAGCTGGCCCCTGCAACGCTTCTTCGCGCGCATCTTTCTTTTGGGCTAAAGTCATCGCCTGCTGCGCCTGCGCTGCTTGACGTTCAGCCGCCTCCTGCTGCTTCGTCATATTCATCATGTTGACGAATTTTGCAGTTTGAGCAGCAGCGCTGGGAAGCTGTGGGCCGCGCGCCTGAAGGGCTATCATTTGGTTTGGCATATCAATAAACCTTTTGGCGATTAAGTCGTTTTACGCTTATAGTAATCCATTATGGCCTTATTCATAGGCGCTTCCATTGCATACCCAGCCACTTGGCCTAGCGCGTTGTTGTACGCGTTGGCTTGACCGATATAGCCAGATGCGCGGGCAGCGCCCGCGTTCATCGCGCCTGTGGCCTGTGCGTTGCCGACATTGTATGCGCTTTGCGATCCAGCGTTCGCTATGTTCTGTGCGCCACGCGAAACGGCGTCCGCTATATTGTACTGGTTCTGTGCAATGTTCTGGCCTTGGCCCAACGCAAGATTGCCTTGGTTGCCGTAATAGTCGCCCGCGGCGCCAACCATTGCGTTTCCGCGGCCAAGAGCGTTTCCAGCGGTCGCCTGACCAAGCCCTAAAGCCATTCCGGCTGTGGCTTCTCCGCGGTTCAGCGCGTTCTGCGCCGTCATCTGGCCGCGCGCAAGAGCGTTTCCGGCGGTTTGCGATCCGTATTGGCCCGCAAAGTTGCTCATGGTATTCGACGCCGATTGACCGGCGCCGGTCAAAGAGCCTAGCGTACCCAGACGCGCGGCGCGCTCAGTCTGATAGCGGTTAAATGCGTTGCCAAACTCTTGGCTGGCTAAGTCTTGGCCGAACCGCTGGATGCCTTTCAAGGCTCCGCCAGACAGCAGACCGCCGCGGGCGGATGCGCTGCGCTCTAACGCCTTCATGCCTTCCGATTGACGGAAAGCATAGCCGGGGTCTTGCTCAAATTGTTGTGCGCCAAAGGGCTTGGCGTATTCACCATAATTGGCGGCGTTTGTATCGCCGCCGAGGCCCATAAGCTGCATGATTTGATTTTGGGCGGTTAGACCACTTTGGATATATGGGTTTTGAAATTCGCCCTGCCGCTGGTATGCTTGGTCATACGCACCTTGGGCGCCGGTAAACGCCGTGTCATATGCGCCTTGCGCCGCGTCGTAAGAGCGGTCGTATGCGCCTTGCGCCTGCCCATATGCCTGCGTGTAAGCGTCTTGCGCGCCGCCATACGCCGTGTCGTATTGCGCCTGCGTCTCTTCGTACTGCGCCCGTGAAAAGTCCTGCGCTGCCTTAGTCGCTGCGTCCTGCGCGGTCTGTGCCGCGGCTGCGGCTTCCTTTGCTGCCGCAACAGCTTCTGCGTTGCCAGTTTTCTGAGCTTCTAATGCCAGCGCGGCTGCGCGTTCCTGCGCCGCGGTTGCGTCAGCAGCAGCTTTTGCTTGCGTGTTAGCCGCTTTCTTAGATGCAGAAGCGGCCATAGCCCCACCGCCAAGAGCAGCAGCCCCGCCGATTAACGCTGCGCCGACTACAGGTGCGATTGGCATTAGTTTAACTCCATCCGGTAAATTTGATAAAGTGTACCAAACGACTCTACCATTTCATCTGTCTTTTGCATACCCCCTTGACGGGCGTAGCGTACTACGTGTTTACTATCTGGCTCAATTTTAGTCCACAGTTTTTCGGTGCCGTGATTGCGCGCGTAATCAAGCATGGCCGCGCGCGCATCGTTAGCCCATTTACCCCTGCCTTCTGGCAGAATAAACGTATGTATTTCGCGGACGCCGGGCGCTGTTTCGGCTAGTAAAAACCCGCCGTGTTCGCCCATAAGAAACCAGTTTTCCGGCATGACTACGAGTATTCGCGTATCTATGTCGCCGTCAACGCCGCTACCAACATACGGCCTTACCGCAGGATCGTTTACGACCTTGTTAATAAACGCAGTGTCGTAGCTACGCTCCAGCATTAGCTAATTTCGCGGCCAGACGCACGCAGGTTGACTGCCGCTGCTGCCGACGCAAGCGTTGATACATATCCGCCAGACGGCAGGGTGTGGCCTACGATTTCTGGAAAGGTGTACGTCTCGCCGGGTTGCAGCGTCCGCGTCTTGACGATCAGGTTGTCGTTCCCCGTTGCCGCGCCCGCAGCGCCTAAGTTGACGCTCACGTTGACCATGCTGCTGCTGAAGTTGGTAGCAGTGAACTTGTCAATGATAGTCGTGGTGCTGGCCGGCGCCACATACTGCGTGGTCTGCGCGTTCTCTAGGTTCTTAGCGGGGATGATGTTGGCTGCGATAATTGGCATGGGCCGGTCCTATCAGGTTACGTTGCCGGTGACATAGAATGTTTCCGTGCCAACGCACAACACCGAAGCTACACCGTAAGCCGCGATGGTGCGGCTGCCTGTGGTAGCTGTGCCGCCGAGCCGTAGCGTCGTGCCGGCGCCCTGCGTCAGCGTAATGGAACTGCCGCTGCTGTTGACAACAAGGAACTCGTTACCGGCCACAAACACGCCCGACGGGACTGTGGTGGTCGCGGAAACATACAGATGCTTTCCGATGTCGGAAGCCGCAGCCGTTGTGTTGAGGCTCTGCGGAACGCTACGGAATCCGATAGTGTAGTCTGTACCAAGGCTGTCTTTAACGGTTGACGCCGAAGCCATGCCGGTAAGGGTCTTGTTTGTTACCGTCTGCACTGCGTCCAGATAGACGCCGTTCGTCACCGTGCCAGCGTTGCCGGACACATCGCCGATGACATTAACCGTAAGGGTTACGCCAGTGATCGTGCCGCCGGTGATAGCTACGTTATTGGAGTTCTGGCTGGCGAGAGTACCGTAGGTTGAGATGTTATCGACGGTCCACTGCAATGTACCAGTCGCGCTTTCCAAAACTACCTTGTAGCTGGATGCGTTAGAGAACCACAGATTACATTCGCCGCGGGAGTCCAGAATTACTGGGTTGGTGTTGGGTGTAACACCTGACTCGTCGGTGTACGTCTCCAACGGTGTTGTCGTACCGGCTGCATAGGTATATACTTTGCCGCCGACCAACGGGCTACCGCTGGCGTCAAAGAATTGTGCTTTAGGTTGTGGAGCAAGAACAGCCATAGTAAGACCTCAATTAATGTTATCGGTGACCGTCAGTATGACGGACGGAATTGCGGGGACAGGGGCGCTGGCCGCTGCTGCGAGAATTTGGCAACCTGTATCATCTGTAGACCAAACCAGTTCAAAATAATCACCTGCGTTTAACTCTATCACAAAGTTCCATGCGGCGACAACTGCCGCGCCGTTTCCAACTAAAGTTACCTGTGTGGCCGAGTTTGCTGCGTCCACACCGTTTACCCTGTACCAAATAAAAACATGTTTGGCGCTGGCAGACGATTTAACAAGCTGTAGAGAGAATTGAAAGTTGTACGTGCCTACGCGGTCCACATACACACGCGACGTAGGTGACCCAATGTAGACGCCATCAGAAATGCTTGTGGAGTTAATCGTAATTGGATACGCCGTATTGATGACTGCGGCGGATTGCGTGGTCGTATCGTAAAACACGCCGTGACGTTTAGCGTCAATCTGTGGTGTATACGCAGGCGCCAAATCTTGCCCAAAAGACGAACTGGCGGCTGAGTTAGCTTGGCCGCCGCCCACTAGCGTAAAGATGTTAAACAGATACCTATACCACTCACGCGTCACCGTGCCGTCTGACGTGTCCGTAATCGGGACACGCGACGCAGGGATGCGGGTGAGTTGGTCGTTAGGCATTCGTGCCGCTCAACAGCAGTTCAGCGCCAGTAAGGTAAATGCGGACAGGATCACTGCCAGACAGTTCATACACGCGGTCGCGCAGCTTCAGCGTCATACCAAGGCGGCGCCACATGACGCGAGTGCCGGTCGCACCGATCTTGCCCATAGATGCCCAGTGTTCGTTGGACCATGTGTGGCCGCCGTCATCAGACCAGCGAAGCATGGCTTGCGGGTCGCTTCCTTGGCCGGTGTTTAGGCCGACGCCCGTTTCGCACTCAAGCTGCAAGCTATGGTTTGCTGTACGTTTGAGATTGTTTTGACCTGTCGGCAGCGCGCGCCATGACCGCAGCCAACGCTGCGCTATTCCGTTGTCCTCGAAAACATTTAGCTCAAACGTGTAGATGTTGCCGTTAGCGTAATCGCCGACAATGATGTTGCCTTGGAAGTTGCACTGGCAGTTGCTGCGGTGACGCGAGAACACGCCGCTGTTACCAGACGGGGTGAGCGGTAGCACCGTGTAGAACGCGCCCGAATAGAACGCGTCAGCGTTAAATGCACCCACAGACGGCGCAATGGCTGAGTAGGATGACCGTTGGTGCCATGCGCCGGTGGATGCGTCAAACACCCATGTCTCATCCGCGGACGGGAACGACAAGACGTAGAACGCATGGCCATCCTGCTGGTAGGTGTAGCCGACCGCGTCGCTCATGTTCAGATAGTTTTGGATGCGCCATTCAATCGCGTGCGTTGACACGCGCTGTGCGCTATAGCCAGACGCCCTGTAGACAATACCTTGGCCGCGGGCGTCGGCGCCCAGCCAAAACACAGTGTTGTCCATTTTGGCGATGGAGTGCGGCGCGGCGCAACCGATTTCGTTAAACGCGCCTTGGATCGGCGACAGCGGAAAGTCTAACCCGCCGGAGTTGTACCACACTTCGGTCGAGTCCGTGCCGAATACCCAGCACTCGCGGTGGTCTACCAACAGGCCGACGACGCCATCAGGGCTGCCTTCGGCGCTGGAAAACTCTAGCGGGTCAATCTGGAAGCCGTCGTAAAGCTGCGTCACCCAAATCTTCTGGCTGTTTGGTTCGTTGAACACAAAATAGCCATCCAGATAGCCGACAGTAACCGCGCCGGGGAAGTCAGGGTCGGTGATTTGCCCAAACGTGTCGGTTGACTCGTCGTAAATGTACGCGTCAGGGTTGCAGGCAAAGAATATCTGTGTGCCGTTGTCAGCGATAGACACAGGGCCAGTGCCGGTCACGTCGCCTAGCTTAATCGGCGTGCCGTTCAAGCTGGTCATTTTGTAGACTTCAAAGCCTGACACGACGTAATAGTCAGTGCCGCGCGTCTGGTGCGCCCACAGCCCGCGG